CGCTGGTGATACGGGCACGTTCTGTGGGTGCTGTGTCAGTTGTGACATCACGAGTAGCAAAATACAAGATGCCTTTAGTGTTTGATGTATTACTTGTCGTCTGATATCCAATGACAGCGGGTTGTTTCGTTGACGATGCATAACCAAACCCAATTTCGGTTCGCTCGTTTGTGCCACCACGCAAGTCGTTCAAGATAAGTCTACGAGACTCGCCAAGTGTTGTAAGTTCTTGGTCAAACGCAATTTCCAACTTGGCTTGCGAGTTAATGTTCGTTGCACCAATCCCCACTCTACCGCTGGAGTCGATACGCATGCGTTCTGTGGAGTCTGTTCCAAATGCTAATGATGCTGCCCCACCTAGCGTTGAGATTAAGCCTACGTTGCCAGACCCTAAATATCCAGCGCATATTGTGTAGTTAGTTCCGTCTGTAATACGGAGCGTGTTTGTTAGGGAACTGCCAACAACGTGTAACTTTGAACTAGGCGAAGTTGTCCCTATTCCTACATCTCCGTCACTATCAATCCTCATCGCCTCTGCACCACCTTCTGTAAAGGCAATAGTGTCAGCAGCAGGGAAGAAGATGCCGGTGTTGGTGTCGCCTGTGGTAGTAATAGACGGTGCAGCAGATGTGCCTGCAGCAAAAATCACGGCAGTGTTAGCCGTCAGTGTGCTATTTAGCGTTACCGTATCTGTGCTTGCATCGCCAAGTGTGGCGTTTCCTGTGACCGTCAGCACCCCTACGTTAGCGGTGGTAGCCTTAAGGTTAGCCAGCGTTTCAGAGCCGCTATTAAGGCCGTTTACGGCATTGGCAAGCGTTCCAAAGTTAGTGTCTAGCTGCGATAACGGAATAGATGACGTTGCGTTGGCAAACGTATTGGGTATGGTTACAGGAAGTGCCATTTAGAACCTCGCTCTTAATTCATGTTCAAGTTGGAAGCCGTTGACCGTAAACGGCGGGGTATCACCAGTCAAAGTCAAACCAAGGTATTTACCGTACATCTTGGCGTCAGATCGGTACAGGTAGTAGTTATTACCACCGACTACAAAGTTTGATGTCCAGCCAAGCGTGACGCTATTGTTGTTTGTCCACTGGATAATGGTATTCGTATTATTTACCCAGTCAATAGAGTTTTGGAACACAATTGGCGGTGCCACCTGATTCTCAGAGTCTATGACGCAATCAAAATTAGCAAAGCCAGACGTAAGCGTAGCCTCAATACCAACCTTTAGCGCCTGTTTGTCTCTAATAGGATCACCCATAGGCCATAAGGCAGACTGGATTTCCCATGCAATACCATCGGTAGAGTTGTTGTAAAACTTAATAAAGTCTTGGCCGGTGGTGCCAAACATCAAAATGTTGCCGCTTTGTACTGCAGAGGCAGTACGGGTAATTGAGTTGCCTTGGCTGGTAAAGAACCACTTACGGTCAAAAAATATGGCCTGAATCTTACGTGGCGTGGTCGTGCCATTAGTCGGCTCGTCATAGGTAAACGTCCAGCAGGCGCACAAGATATTATTGATCAAAACCTGACCAGCCGTAATCGGCTTAGTAAAGTCAATGTTCGTAAAGATTCCGTCTATATCGTCGCTAATCTTTGACGTTGTAGCGCCAACCAGAGCATAAATTCCATAGCGGTTTAGAAACAACATGGATCGGAAATACGGAAATATGGCGTACTTAAATGACGATCCAATAGAAGCTGATACGTTAGTGTTGGTGAAGATTGTCTCGCCTGTTGTGCTATTCACACGTACATCAGAAAACACGTTAATTGAATCTTCACCGTAAATGTACAAAAAGTTGTTGGCAGCAATGATCGTGCTGATGTCAGTTCTTAGCGTTGAATCCGTGAGCGTAAGAAATCCTGAAGCAATTGATACAAAGTCGTTATACGTATCAGGAGCAGAGTAGTAAACTGTCCGGCCTTCAGCAATCCAAGTGCGACCACTAAAAGTGGCAATAGAAGTGCCATTTTGACTAAACAGAGTGCAAGTGAGGTTAGCACCAGACCCGCTACCTGTATCTGTGACCGTGATTGTAGGTGCAGATGTGTAGCCACTTCCAGCCTCCGTTATAACGACTGACGCAATAGTGTTGCCAAGAAGGATCGCCTCACCCGTAGCGGTTACACCGCCTGTCTGTCCGGGTGGGCTAAAAGTCAACGTAGGTGCCACATAGTTAGCACCGCCGTTATTGATCGTAACCGTGCCTACGCTACCAATATCGACTAGGTTTGTGCCATCCCAAGTTTTGTAACCCTTAGCTGGGTCAATAATTAGGATGCGTTCATTTTTCCATTGCACGATCTGTACGTCAGCATTGGAAAAAGTATTTGCCGGTGCAAGGTTGCTGACCGTATTGGTTGCGACGTTGACGTATTGGGCGCTGCCGTCCTCTTGGAAGGCATACATGTACTCGGTATTGTTGATGTTTGCCGAGGCCATGTAAGTGACCGTATTGCTAAATGCGCTACTGACTAGAGTAGTAGCCTCATTGACGATCTTGAGGTTGCCATAACCAATAGGCTGCACATTCTCTAGCCATGCAAATTCACCCTCACCAATAGCGGTGCGGTTGTTTTTGACATTTACGCCCTTGAAGTCCTTGCTTACAAAGTAGGATTTCTTCTGCTCAATCGCGGCCATTTAGTACCCCGACTGATATACAGACGGCAGGCGGCGCGTAAAGGTACTGTTCAGACAGCCAAGGATTTCTTTCGTGTACTCTTGCTTGAAGATTTCCGATTCACCGTAGGACTGTTCTTGGAACTTGGCTTTGTGCGCTGCGAAATACGGGACTGCTTCTGTGAACGGCGTTGGGATGTCGGTTTCGACATCGGCTCCGGCGACCATATCCGTCGGAAGAACGACTGTATCCAATTCAATAACATACGCTTGATCCGGTTTCGGCCCTATAAAAATGGTTTTGATTCCGTACATGGAAAACCCTATTGGCCTGCCATTGTAGTTTTGCCAAAACCTAAGTTGAGCGTTGAAATCTGTCCATGCCATGTAATACAACGGCCAGCGACTATCACCCCAGTAAAGGTTGATGTTGATAATGTCGATGGTGTTTGTAGACTGCGGAAGGGCAGAAAACGGGATCGTTTCTAAGCCCACCGTAAGGGTGTACGACTGAAGGACACGTTTGCAGCCGCTATCGCGTACTGTGTTTGCTCGGCCTTCGTTAATGTATGAGGTTAGTTCGGCATCAGTCCAAAAGTTGCCATTAACGTCATGCAATAACCGCCTTGTATCGGTTATGTAGTTGCTTAGAGTTGGCATGTTTTCTCATTACTGTAACTGCTGGACTTTTGCCACGCCTTTGCTCTCAGCTTTGTAGGCTTTGGGCATTGGCGCGGCTACTCGTTCCACCACCGGGGCTGACAAGTGGACTTTCTTTGCAGGCTCGGATGAAAACTTGACCGCTGTTAGACGCTCTTGCGCCTGTGGCAGATCGGTGTTCATCTTCATCCAGCCGAGCCTTACAAAATACGGTTCTTTGTTATCGTCACCGTAACCAAAGATATGCTTTGCAGCCTGCAATGAAAGCTCCACCTCTTTGCCGTTATCAAACTTATACTCCACGTTTTCAAAACGGCCTACAAATGGCGCTCCATTATTGGTCACAAAGATAGACTGGCTCATAGACGAACAATATCTCCGTAGATTGCTACGTCGCAGGTTACACCTGAAGCCGCAGCGTTCACGTTGAAATACAAGGCAGGAGCCGTAAATACATTGGCATTAGCCGCAGCAGACATCGTAAGGTTTACGTAGGATGCTGTGCTAGATGCGCCGGTCAGGGTTTGTGTATCGGCAACGTCAGTGCCGCCTGCTGCCGTAGAAGTGTGAACCCCTACGTCAGCACCAGTGGCGGCATTGCTGAAATTGCTGATCACAACCTGACGCACAATGTACTTAGTGCCGTCCTGAACGGAAATTACAGTGTCCCCTGTCGTGCCAAGTGATTGACCTTGCAGGAAACCAAGGCGTTTGTACCCGAAACCATCCGGGTACTCACGGCCTACGGCATTTGCGTCCATAGTGCCTCCTTAAACGTTGCCAAATGTGTCGGGTGCAGCAATTTCGCTGCCGACAACAACGTAGGTTGAGGTTGCCAATTGGTTGCCAAGGTTCGTAATCCGCACGTTGGTACCGTCAGCGATCATAAAGCCGCCGGTATTGTTTGCAAGAACCGTGGTGAAACCAGTGCCATCCGACTTGTTGTTTACCTGAACAGCGACGTTAGCCACCGGGTAAAAAACATACGAACCTGCCGACAAAACGGAATTTGCACCAGATGTCAGGCCGGTTGAGCCTGCAATAAAGTACGATGCCGTTGCATTTGAGTTAGCAGACGCAAGAAGGATTTTATTAAGTGCTAATGAAGGCATGTCTATTTCTCCTTACAGTGTCAGAGAGTTGTAGCCAGTAACCTTCGTCATCGACTTGGGCTTGGTGCTTACCATCTCAGCGATCATCAGCACAGCGCCGACATAACCGATTTGGAAGTTGGGCAGAGTCGATTCAAAGCCGGTAAACGCAAACGATGCCTGCTCATGGATGTACATGGACAGATAGTTTGTGTTTAGCAGATACATAACGCCTTCTGGGCAGTACGGATCGGGATAGATCGGCACACCAGCAACCATCAGGGCGCGGAACGCAGCCTGCGGGCCATTGGCATCGCCATCAAAACCGGAACCCGGAGTGATCATGTACTGCTCTTGGCCTACGTAGTCCTGAGCCAGCAGAGTCCAAGTACCAAAGCCGCAAACGCCAAAGGTCGGAACCTCAGCGCAGTTCTTTACGGTACCGGAGATGTACTGAAGTACGTTTTGACGGGTCGGGTTGACCGAACCGGCTGCGTACTCTTTGGATGCCCACCACGAATAGCTACTACGGTCAATGTTGCCGTAGGTGCCTGACGAATCAACAGCAATCGGCAGTCCCGTAAACTCTTGGGAAGACGGATTGGAGTTGGTGTATAGCGAGGTAGCCATCGCGTCCATCATCACGTTGGTCGCATCGTTCATGCGGGCCTCAATGAGAGGGATGATTGCGTAGTCTTGCTGCACTGCACCTTCCATACCGAGGAACGGTACGGGAGAGACAAGCAGCTTCAGGTTGAACTCAGCGTTATAAGCGCCTTGTTGAACTGAAGGTTGTGCAAAAGAGCCAGAATAATCCGACCACTGTGCGTTGACAAACTGCGACCCCTGAACGGGCACCGTCACCGATGACACACCGCCAGAAGCGGTTTGACTATTGGCGATCAGTGCAGCCATGAGGGGCGTA